CCATTTCTTGAGGTCGTTCAGTTCGTCCTCTTTGAGTTCCAGTTCTTTGATCCGCTTGTTCGCACCAGCCAGTTGCCGTTCCAGTTGTCTTGCGAAACCGATCTTCACGAACTGATTGAATCCCGCCGTGATGTAGGGCTGTCGGTCTGTGCGCGGGGTTTTGCTGATCATTTTCGTGGCGTCACGAACATGATGGCTCATGGCAACGGTCCTCCATTCTTCCACAGCAGCAGATCCGCTCGCATGGCGTCGTTCTCTTGCTCTAGTTTGGCGATGCGCATATGCTGTTCCGCTAGTCGCTCCCCTGCTTCAGCGACTGCCGCGTTGGCCGCGCCATCGTCGGATTGGATTTCTGTTGCCAATATGTGCATGGCGGCGATCAGTGTTTCGGTTGAGGTTCTCACGGCTTGGCCTCCTTGGCATACATTTCACGCAGCGAATCAATCGCTTCATTTTGCCGTTTGTTCTGCTCTTTCAACCGTTCGTTCTCCCGCTCAATTTCAGAAACGAGTTCTGCATTCAACTGGAGATGCTCCATGTAGTGCTTCCGCTCACCTTCGAGCTTGTCCCACAAAGCGCGGAGACGGTTTTCGAGTTGGGTGACGTATTCTTGTCGCTCTCTCAAAGAGTTTTGGGGCGATTCGATTTCCTGAAGGTGCAAGTTCACGGCTTGGCCTCCCTCTCCTTGATCATCGCGTTGGCTATTTCATAAGCCTTACCAGATGCAGCCTCTAAGCCCCATCCTCTGACAATCAATGCCTCTATCGCCTTCCCGGCAAAGTAGTCGCGTAGGGTCATGCCCCACTCTGTTTCACTTGGAAACGCCGGTCCTCCGTCGTTGATTGGTTGGTTGCTCATTTCCCATCCTCCATCACCCCGCACGGGAGCCATGTTTTGCCGTTGTCGGTGGAGTGTTCGCTGTCTTCAAACCAAGCTTGTCGCCAAAGTTCATCCCCTGTGTCAGTTACCACCCATCGGTGTGATAAATCCTGCTTATGCCTCATCCACGCCCCCAGCGGAACCTCATCCGCAGTCCACGGGTGGAGGACAGTGGCGGGTTTGATGCGGTACTCGTTGGAAAACCAATTCCAAGCCGGATTATCCGTTGGAGGCCATTTACTGTTAGGCAATTTATACTGCACTTCCTTCCCATCCACAAATGCTTGCATGACGCGGATGGCTTCGATTGTTTGTTCAATATTCATTTCAGCCCCTCCGCAATCATGGCGTGCTCAAGGATCAGCACGGCGTCCGCGGTCTTGAGCGTAATCGTCAGCCTCGGCTGCCGTTGCTGCGCGATCTGCTTCAGGTGCGCTTTCCAACGGTCGCCGTGCGTGGCCTTAGTGCCTGCCTGGATGGTCTTCTGCCAGGTTTGCGGCGGCACCTCTATGGTGCGGATCTTCCGGCTGCTGATCAGTCCGTGCAGGAAGCCCACATTGCGCCCGAAGTTGAACATAGCCGAGCCTGGGGCGCCCTTGCCGCCCACATAGCCGCCCACCTTCTCGATGTAGACCACGTCGGACACACCCAGCCTGTCGAGCACTAGGTCGCGCACATCGGCGTCGGTGGCAGGCATGGCGTCCAGCGTCACACCGCTGGGGCCGTAGTGCGCCAGGCCTCCGGACAGGCCCGGGTCAATAGCTAGGATCCTTTTCACTTAGCAGCCTTTCTCAGCCAGGCGGCAATCGCCTTGTCGGCCACGGCCTGCAGTTTAAGGCCGGTGGCGAGGCAGTAGTCGCGCAGGGCCTTGTGGGTGGTGGGTGTCACGTTGATGGTTTTGGGTTTCATTTGATCGCCTTCTTTACCTTTGCCCAGTAGGCCTCTGTGGCAGATTTGCGGTCGCCTGCAGGACCGCCATTCCATCGACGGGCGAGCTGCTCGGTAGTAGCGCCGCGGCCGTAGTGCTTCAGGTAGGCCTCGCAGACTGCACGGGCGGCTACTCGGTTGGTCATTTGCTGCCACTGGTAGTTGCTGCCGGTGAATCGGTTCACATCGAGAACCACCCCGCGGTGGATCTGCAGGGGGCCTATGGCGCGTCCGTTGTCGCCGATGGCCTGATCGTTGCCCGAGGACTCCACCGCTATCAGAGCGGTGATAAGGTTTGAGAGAGTGGTCATAGTTTCTTTGCAAGTTCCTGCAGGTAGTCGAACTGAAATGCAGAGAGTTGATATGGATGTCGTTTTAGCCTTTGCACGATGTACTTCTCTGCTTTACGAATAGCGCTTTTAGATCCGTTCGATTTCATTAGAAAGATTGGCATATCGTCTTTGGGTTCATCAAATGCCGCCACATACCACCAGTCAGTTCCTTTGGTGTTTTCAATTACATGAAGATCTCGATAGATTAAATCCCTTCCATCTGGATTGAAATTGTCTTTCATGGTTTGGAGAGTTGTGCGCGTTGACCAGTCGCGCCCCTGTGCTCCGTATTCCTCACGAGCCGGATGGGTGGCTTAATGGGCGCCACCGGCCCTGAAAGTGTCAGCCGATGTAACCGCCGCTTGCTTGGTAATTCTTACTGAGTTCCTGCTGCTTCGGAGTCTGGTAAGTTCCGCCGGACGTTTCCCAAAGCTGATTCAGGCAATCCAATTGCTGTTCAGCAAGTTCCGACGACTTGCCTTCTGACTTTCTACGAGTGATCCGATCTTGAAGCACATCAACCGCGGCGCTGATTGATCCGCTGTTGTCGATCAGCTCATTCGCTGCCGTTAGAATCGCGTTACTCATGGTATTTTGCTTTGGACTTGATTGCACCGACGGCCGTCAAGTTGCCATGAGCCTCATTCACTGTCTACAGACTTTTAGCTTTTTCTGTAGATTTTGAAGAAAACCCAATGTTTTCAGGGGTCAAACAGGGGTCACTTTTCTGCGAGCGCAGCGAACTTCAGGAAGAACTCGGCCTTCGGTCTGATGTGAATCGTGCCTGTCGACAGGCGCCGATAGACGATTGCCTGGCGTTTGGTCTCGGCCAACCTGAGCTCGGCCTCGGGATGCAGCACCTCGACCTCAATGGCCGGGTTGGATCGGTTGCGGTAGGTCATGGCCAGGCGGTGTAGACCACGGTGCCCTGGCCGTTGGCGTCGACCAGCTCGACAGCGTTCACGCCCTTCAATTTGGCCAGTGCGGCCAGGAGCTGCGTGTCGTTGGTGGCATTGGCGATGCAGGTCGACACGATGTCCGCGTCGTCGTAGGAGGCCGATAGGTTCTCCTTGGTGCGGTCGCGCCAGACGCGCACCACTCGACCGTTGGAGAGATTGACGCGCCGCATTGATTCGACGCAGGGGAAGGTGTGTTTCATGCAGATTTAGCGATGGGCGATATGGAGATCGACCACATCAAGCACGGTGTAGATTTCAATGTCGCCGGTATCCGTAGCAACGCCAAGCCCATCTGTATTTTTCGACTGCTGGGTGTAGTAGTCGAGCCGGTACGTGGTGGTCTTGTGCGGCTGGATGCGTTCGGTCTGGTAGAGGTAGACGTTGGTCTGGTTGTAGACGTAGGTGCTGACCGAGTAGCCGACCAGCGTGTTGTTGGTCACGTCCCAGATGCGCGTGCGCGTGCCAGTGGTGCTGTGGAACGGGCTGATCACGCGGATCTGGTACTCGCCGGCCTCCACCGTGAACTGGTTGTTCGCAAGGCTCGTGATGATGCCATACGGATCGCTGTGGATCGCATTCAGCGTGCGGGTGGTCCACGTGTTTGCCACCGAGGCACCGCCATCGACCCCAGTCGCCTTCTGGTCCTGCAGGGTCGCAATACGCAGCACCAAGGCATCGACGTCCTTCCTGAGCTTGTTGATCAGGATCGTGCTGGTCTGTGAATCGTAGCTCATTGCCGGGCCTTCTTTCGGATGATCCGCTGCGCCTCGTCAAGGCTGCTGGCGATGCCTATGAGGCTTCCTGCGGGGCCGTAGAGGCGAAGGGAGCCTTTGGCCTTACCCGGGAGCGCACGGTAGCCGCCGGGGAAGCTGTAGGCACCGGGCATGGCGGAGTCGGGCTGGGGCATATACCGGATATCCTCCGAGGTTGCCTTGAACCGCTGCGAGAGCGGGATGACGTTGCCGGCGTCGTCCTTGGTGATCGCATCA